GTTGAATAAATTGAATAAACCGAGTGTTGGCTCCGTTAGTAAGTAGTCAATGATATACGCAACACTTGATTATTATTTTTTTTGAATAGTAATCACGAAAGGTGTTGTGTATCCATTAGTAAGAAAACAAAGCATACAGCAATAAAATATATACTTGAAAATTAAATATAAAAATAAACAAGTATGTTATTAAGTCAGTAAGACTTAAATAATGCTGCTACTTTAATTATTTTAATCTTATAAGCAGTGCCTTACTTACTAATATATTGCCAGGGTTGGTGCCATCTCCCTGGCTTTTTTTTGCGTTTTATTCCCGTTCACGATATTTATTCTAAAGAAATATTTGTTAAATCAAAATATTTTTCTTATATTACAATTATAAAAGGCACAATATGAAAGAATGTAAAAAATGTGGTGAGGTTAAAGATTACTCACAATTCTCAAAATGTAAAGCAAGACGTGACGGATATCAAGACCGATGCAAAATCTGCAATCGAATTGATAATCACAAATTTAGAACAGAAATCAATCCTGAACATCACGCAAAGTGGCAACAAAACAATCGTAAAAGAACAGTTGAAATAGTTGGCAGATACAGAAAGGCAGATAAGTCAGGTATAGTGTATGCACTTATTTCGCCTGATGATGCTGTTTATGTTGGAATGACTAAGACTTATTTAGCTGTTAGAATGATTGAACATAGAGTTAAATACAGAAGATTTTTAAATGGTAAAATCAAAAAATCATTTCATCCACTTTTATTTGAAAGTTTTGATAAGTGGGGTATAGAAAATCACAAAGTTAAAGTTCTTTTCGAAGACGAAAGTATTGATAGACAAGGATTGAAACAAATAGAAAGTAGTTTTATTCAAGCATTCAAAGAGAAAGGAAAATCACTAAATATTAAAAAATAATGAAAGCAAATAAACCTAAAAAAGAATTTGGAATGCTTCAGTTAGATAAAGACCTACACACAGCATTGAAACAATACACACAAAGACATGGATTTACTATGAAGGCTTTTGTGCAAGCCCTTATTAGGCAAGCAATAAAATATAGATAATATGTGTATAATCAAATTAGGAAACATTGTAGAGGGCATAATTAACGTAATTACCCTTGGTTGGGGAAAAGACCTTGCAGGATGGATTGCGTCGAAATTTGGGTATGCAAGTTGCGGTTGTGAGGAAAGAAGAATATGGTTAAACGAATTATGTGGATGTAAAGAACAAATAAAATTATTTTAAATGGATAAAGTATTTCACAATTACCCAGAAGTATTAAATTATTTCACACCTAAATCTTATTTGGATATTGGTGTATGTAAAGGACATGCAATTCCTTTTATATTAGAAAAACTACCATCATTAGAGAAAGTACAAATGATTGAAGCATGTGAATTGCATAGACCTGATTTGGAAAAGGTAAGTAAAGAATATAATATACCATTTTACATAGAAGTCCTTTCAGATGAAATTAAAGAGGTAACATTTCATTTAAATGGTTTAGGTGCAGAGTCAACAGGTCCTGGTAATTCATATTATTTAGAAGATACGCATCATTATCTTAATACACCATCTGAAGTAAGAATAACAAACACATTAGATAACATTTATGATGATACTTACGAATTTGATTTAGTTAAGTTAGACACACAGGGAAGTGAATTAGATATTATTAAAGGTGGTAAGGAATTATTTAAAAAAGTAAAAGCAGTTATCATTGAGGAAAATATCTATCGTTATAACTTTGGTGCACCATTGCATGATGAAGTAAAAGAATATATGCAATCTATTGGATTTGAATTAGTAGGTTTATTAGATGAAAAGCAGTATGCTATTACAAATAGAGCAGGTGAAAATGCACCTCATCACGAAATTGATACATTATATATTAGAAAAGATTTAATAACAAAATAAAACAAAATGGAAGAAACACAGTTTACATTAGCAGGAACAGAAAAACAATTTGACGCAAACGCAGCTTACTTAATTGATTTTAGTAAGTTAACATCGGTGAATGATTTGGTATTAATTTTAAGTTGTATGGGATTTACCTTTGCAGGAACACATCCTTACATTGACCAAATCAAACCATTCTTAAATTTGGACAATCCTATTTATCCAGGTGGTAAGATGCCTGAACCAACTAAATCAGAATTGAAATTACCAAAGCTTAAAACCTTAAATAAAGATGGAGAATAAATATCATCCACTAACAGAAGAAGAGTTTAAAGAAATATCAGAATTTATTTTAAACTTAGGAGCATATCTGCCTGATAATAAAACAAATTGGATATGGGCAACATTTAATAAGTTAAGAGGAGAAAATGAAACGCAGCCTTGCAATTGTGGTTCATCTGCAGGACATTGGAGAAGAGCAGTTGATTATATTCATAAATGGGTAAAAGAAAGAGTGTAATGATTACAGGTAGTTGTGAATGTGAAAGAAGATTGATAAACTTACATGCAGAGTCACATAAATGGTTGTTAAACTCTGCAAATAAGATTACCCGTAATAGGGAAGAGAGTGAAGATTTAGTTCAAGAACTTTACATCTATTTGCATGAGAAGTGTAATCCTAAACTATTTTGGGGTAATAATTCATACAATCTATTCTACGCATCTAAGTTTCTACATAGCAGATTTATCAACAAAACTAAAAAGTTAAATCGGACAACCTTAGTAGATGAAGTATGGAGTAATGAAGAAGATATACCATATGATGAAGAAAAAGATTTACAGATACAGAAAGCACATGAAGATGTAATCAATGAACTAAAGAAACTTTCGACAACTAGAATGTGGCCATCAGCAAAGATATTTGAATTATATTGGATGTCAGATGACACATTAGATGAAGTAGCAAGAAAAATAAAAATAAGTAAATCAACAACCTTTTTAGCAGTAAAGAAAATAAGAAGGTATTTAAAAGAAGTTATAGAAAATCCATTTGATGAAACCAGTAAAAAGCTTTGAATTAAAACAATGTAACGGTTGTGGTGAAGAATACAAACACTATGCAGTAAAGAAATATCAATTATGTATCCAATGTACTAAAAAACATAGACGTGAAGAAGCCAGAATGAAGCCGGAAGAATATAAAAAGAATTATCCTTTAGATAAGAATGAGCAAAAGAAAAGATACACAAGATTAAGAAGAGGATTGAATAAGTGTATAACAAGAGAAGATAAGACAAAGTTTTATGATGAAGTTCTAAAAGAGATGGTAGAAACAGGCATTTACTTATGGTGTATTGATTTAAGATTTCCGGTTAAAACAATAGAAGCAGGTAGTGGTAAGAAAGGTAGAAAACCAAAGAGTACATCCGATATGAGACAAAAGCACCCTGATACAAGACAAATGCATGAATAAGTTTGACAATGATAATGCAAAGATTGAGATTGGATATGTAACATTTAAATTCGACTGGAGTTATATAAAAGATAAAACAATGATACATCAGGGAGATAAAGATTATGGTATGTTATGGATATTAGATGGTGAAGGACAAGCAGTTAAAGCATTTGGGTATGAACTAATATCAGAAAATAAAAACGATTAATAAAATGAAAAGAACAGATATAATAAACGCATTAATACAAAAGTACGGATATAAAAGTTATTTAGAGGTTGGAACACAGGACCCTACATCTAACTTTAATAAAATAATTGCAGAACATAAAGTTTCAATAGACCCATTCCCACGAGGTGAAGTAACATTTGTTGGAACATCAGATGAATACTTTGATAGCATTTCGGAAAATACAAAGTATGATATTATCTTTATTGATGGATTGCATCATGATGACCAAGTTTTAAAAGATATCGATAATTCATTAAGGCATTTAAACCATAATGGAACAATAGTTTGCCATGATTGTTTACCTTCGACAGAATTAATGCAAGTTAGAGATATGCATGATGGAGAATGGACAGGAGATGTATGGAAAGCAATCGCAGAACTAAGAGTTGAAAGAATTGATTTGGACATTAAAGTAGTAGATACAGATTATGGATGTGGTATAATAAGAACAGGAAGCAATATACCCTATCAACCAATAGATGAAAATTATAAAACATATGCATATTATAACTTAAACAAATATAAAATGCTAAATGTAATCTCAGTTGAACAATTTATACAATGGATAAATGAAAACAAATAAAGATAAAGACCCAATATACCCTTTAATTATCATTTATCTCCTCACCATTGCGATTGTATTAGCATGGGAGATACTTACATAGCTTTAACTACAAAACCGAAGCAAGGGTGTTTTATATTTAAATAATACAGATTTAATATGCCATTCGTTAAAGGACATAAGTTAGCAAAGGGAAGACCGGTAGGTGCAGTTAATAGAAGCACAGAGCAAATGAAGTTATCTATTGCTCGTGCAACAAATAGAGTGTTAGATGATTTGCCAACAATAATGGATAAGTTGATGAAAGAGGACCCGAAAGCTGCAGTTGATTTGAGTATTAAGTTATTAGAATTTAATTTACCTAAACTGAGCAGAACGGAGATGAGAGCAGAGATAGAACAAAAGATACATCAGATTGCAGTAAACATAAACAGAACAGGTAGTAATGAATTTAGAGATTAATACTACAATTACATTTGAGCATTTATTAGATGCAAAGAATAGAGTTACACAACACATTGGCGGTACACGTTCTGGCAAAACTTATGCAATCCTACAATATTTAATCGTTAAAGCAATAGAAGGTACTGAAACGATAACTGTTGTAAGAAAGACAATACCATCGCTGAAAAGAACTGTAATCAAAGATTTTACTGATATACTTAAATCATTAGGTATATGGATAGAGGATGATTACAATGCAACTGATAGAATATGGAAATATGGAGATAGTATTATTCAGTTTGTTTCAACAGATGATGCAGAAAAGTTAAGAGGAATAAAATCCACAATATTGTTCCTCGAGGAGTGTAGTGAGATAGATGAAGAGTCCGCATTTCAGTTAATGATTAGAACAACAGGCAGAATTATTATGGCACTGAATCCTACGGTGAGTCCTTATCATTGGGTAAGAAAGTTGCAAGATTGTGAAAGATTTGTAACAACATATAGAGATAACTCATTTTTAGAACCTACAATAGTTAAAGCAATTGAAGATTTACAATACACAAATGAAAAGAAATGGAAAATCTATGGTAAAGGTGAATATGCTGCAAACGATAAAGCAGTATTCGAATTTGAGTTGTGCGATAGTATTGACGGGGATTTTATTTGCTTTGGGTTTGATGCTGGTTATTCTAATGACCCCGCTTCTTTGGTTGCTGTATATAAAGGTGGCGATACACTCTATTTGGAGGAACTCATATATGAGACAGGTCTGGTTACGAATGATATCATAAAGAAATTTAGAAAATTAGAAATAGATAAGAACCAAACTATATGGTGCGATAGTTCAGAACCTAGACTAATAGAAGAATTATATCGTAGTGGATTTAATACTAAGCCAGTTGTAAAGGGAAAGGATAGCATTAACTTTGGTATATCAGTAATGAAAAATTATAAGATAAAGATATTGAAAACATCGCAGAATTTAATTAATGAGATGTATGCTTACCAATACGAAACAGATAAGCATGGTTATGTTACTGATAGACCTGAAGGTGGTTTAGACCATGCTATTGATGCTGCAAGATACGGATGTATGATGTCATTATCACAGAAAGCACAGGCAAAAGGAACGTATGCAATTAGCATAGGAAAATATAGATACTAATATGAAACAAGAGTTTAGTGATACAAGACCGCAAATGTGGTCAGCAGATGAAATTAGAGATTTGATATTATATGCACAAGATTTACAAAAGCAAGTAGATGAAAAGAGTGCACAGATTATAATGATGGATGCGAAGTTAAAGAATGAAGAAGCAAAAGTAAAAAAATTAATATTAACAATAAACTATTTGACAAATGCAGGTAAAACTAACGGTTCCTAATAGCTGGGAAACAATTTCATTAAAAAAATATTTGGATTATGTAAAGGAGATAGAGAATTACAAAGATGATGATGAAGCTGTTACTGCCATTACTTTGTGGCACTTCTGTGGATTACAACCTGAATGGATGGATAAAGTAAGTGTAGATGATTTAACATTATTGAAATCTAAACTAACTAAATTTTTATATAATCATGAGCACGAATTACAAAGAAAGATAATGGTAGATGGTCAGACATATGGATTTGAACCTAACCTTTCTAAGATGGCATATGGTGCATATTTAGATATTACAAAGTTTAACACATTTACAATAGATGATAATTGGGCAAATATAATGTCAATCCTATACAGACCTATTACATCAGAAATAAATGGTATGTATTTAATAAAACCTTATGATGGAACAGATAACTCAGAAAAGTTTTTAAAATTAGGAATGGATATCCACTTTGGTGCATTGTTTTTTTTTATCAATTTGTCAACGGACTTACTGAGCGCTACCCTGAATTATACGAAGGAGATGGGTATTCCTCACAACATCAAGCCAATTTTGGAAAGAAGTGGTCATCTTATTCAACACTTATCTCACTTGCAAACAACGACATCTCTAAATTTGAACAAGTTGTTGAGCTCCCGTTAGAACAATGCCTTTTATATCTTGCATATCAAGCAGATAAAGTTAAGTTAGAAGAATTATTACATAAACAGGCACTTAAAAAGTCAGGTACCTAATTATTTATTCTACGTTTGTTGTTATTACAATAAAGATTAATTATGGCAGGTGGAATATGGTCTAATAGTAGAAGTGGCAATTTGCGATACTCTGTAAATAGAGAGAACAATAGCGGTATATATATTGGTCCAACCAGAGGTTTATCAAGTCCAAAGAATAGCAGAAGAGCATGTTTATGTATCCACAAAAATACATACTCAGTTAGTTGTTGCAAAGGTGCGTTAATACAGCAAGGAATTGGACAGATAGAGTCAACTGCACCAATTCAAGGTGGCTTTGGACCTGGCTTTGATGAAGGATTTGATTAAAATAAACAATAATATAAAATGTCTGAAATATCTAAACAAGCGTTAAAGGTAGATAATAATACCTCTTTCCCAAATAATACAACAGGATATATTTCTCCTACAATATTAAGAGCATTCAATGTAAATATGATTGACTCTTTAGTTGAGCAAGCAGGATATACTGCAAATAGTGCAAGTTGGAATGTATCGATAGGTGCATTAAACACTTATACTGCATCATTTGCCCCATCACTATCATCATTGAATGCGTTCACTGCATCTCAATTAACAATCAATAGTGGTGTTAACGCATTTACACAATCTGCAAATGGTAGATTAAATAATTTGGAAGCATATACTGCATCGTTTACTACATCTGTTGGAATATACGATGAAGGAACTTTTGTAAACAATGTAAATCAAATTAACTTTGTAGGTAATGGTATCACTGCATCTTTTGTTAGTGGTAAAGCAGTAGTGGGTGTGAACTTTACTCCGTTAAATGATTTTACTGCATCTACATCAACACAATTAACTTCTTTACAAAATAATTTTAATTCATTTACACAATCTACAAATGAAAAGTTTGATGCAATTAAAATTATCACAGGTTCACTTGCAACAACAGGAAGTAATTCTTTTGTAGGTAATCAATGGATAACAGGTAGTTTAAATGTAAGTAATGGTGTAACTGTTGGTGGAAATATGGATGTTGCAGGAAAGATTACTGCAAGAGAAATAGTAACAATATTTGAAACAGCATCAGTAATATATTCATCTGGTTCAAACCAACTAGGTGATGCTTTAACTGATACACAAATCCTTAGTGGTAGCACATATGTGGAAGGGCAATTCTATGTAAATAAATTAAATGTAACAGACCAATTTGCTTTAATCAACACATATACTGCATCACAAAATCTATTAAACACAACTTTCGCAACAACTGGAAGCAATACATTTATTGGTACTCAAATCATTACTGGTAGTTTATTAATATCAGGAAGTTCAACAAATGATTTCACAGTAGTAGGACAAATATTCGTTTCTTCTTCTGCAACCGGTGGAACAACTGCACCTAGAATAGCAGTTTCAGGATCGCAAGGACAAAGTTTAATAAATAGAAATAGTATTAGTACGAGAAATCTTACAAATACAGCTCAATTATTACCATCTACAATATTAACTGGTAACCTTTCAACATTTGATGAAATAGGATTTACAGTTGACCCAACTGTTGTTGGTGTAACGGGTTGGAGTCAAGGTATAGCAATGTATGTAAACAATACCCCAGGTGATACTTACCCAGCAGTATTTGGTTTTCAAAACAAAGCAAACTATACTGATGGCAGAGTAACAGTTTTAACTCCATTGATTGTAAATAATGGATTACAAGTTACCGGTTCGACAGCAATAAGTGGGGCAATTGAAATAAAAGGAAATGTAAATCAATTAACAGGAAGCATAACTGCATTCGGTAATGTAAGAACAACTAATGGAACATTTACTTCATCTGTTAATGGTGGATTAGAAATTGACGGCATCGGATATGTTGGTTCAGGATCAGCTGGTGCATTCTTTGTTGGAACTACAACACAAGATTTAAAAATACAAAACTGGTATTCTTCTTCAGTAGATGGTAAGAATATTGTAATTGAAAACTATTCACCAA